ATGAGTTTTACCGTTCCGGCGGCTACGCAGGCATGGGAGTCGGATTATCCGCAGTGCGTCGGCAATGCTAAGTGTCACCTGGACCTGGTGAAGGTCGGTCCGGCTGGCTCGGACACTGGCGACTGCTTCACTAGCGCAGGCCGTTGTGAGGGCTGGTTCTCGGACCCGGACAAGGCCAGCAACTACGAGTGCACGTACGGCCCGGACGGCGGCACACAGACCACGCTCGCGCTGTCGGAGTGCAACGTCTACAGCGTCACCTTTAACGCCAAGAGCCAGGCGGCAGGCGTCGGCTATGGCGACCCATCGACCGGTCAGGCCCCGGAAACTCAGCCCATCGCGCGGCCCGGTAGCGCACCGGCTGACGGCTCGGATACCGGCACCGATCCTGGCTCGGCTGGCTCCGCTCTGCCGGGGCAAGACGGTGCGTCGTGTTTTCCGTCCGGCTGGGCAGCCTTCAATCCCTTGGAGTGGGTGCTGAAGCCCGTCAAGTGCGCGCTGGTGTGGGCGTTCGTGCCGTCGGATACCGAGACGGCGACGCTCCGATCGGACGTCAGCAACTCCTACCAATCGACCTCACTGGCTGACTGGATGACCGCGATCGGCGGCTTCGGCCAGATCAACGACACCTCGGGGGATTCATGCGACGGACCCGGCGCGACCCTGCCCGAACTGCTGGGCGGGCAGACGATTCACCCGTTCTCGACTTGCGCCGAACCTTGGGCGACGGTCGGTGGAGCGACCAAGGCGGTGCTCTCGCTGGTCGTCATCTGGACTTGCGGCTCATCGGTGGTACGGCATCTCGCCTCGGCGTTCGGACTGCATCTGGAGTTTGGCCGCAAGGAAACGGCATGACGTGGCGGGTCCGTATCTACTGGGTGTTCGGGCTGCTGGCGTTCTTCGGCGGTGCCGCGACGCTCGTGCAGATCGTCGCCGGGCGTGGCGGGTCACCGTTGACGTTCGCGTTCTACACCGCGCTGGGCCTGGTCCTGCTCCACAAGGTGGCTGACCGGCAATGATCACCGACCTGTTCTTGAAGCTGCTGGACAGCATCATCACTGGCGTTCTCGGCATCCTCCCGAGCTTCGGCGTCCCGTCGTTCATCACGAGCGCGGGCGGCTACGTGTCCACGGTGACGAGCTACGCCGCGCAGCTCGGCAACTGGGTGCCCTGGCCCATCGCTATCACCGGTGTCCTGTGTGTGTTCGCGGCTATCGCGGTCGCCTGGGGCATCAAGGTCGTCCGCATGATCGCTTCGTTCCTGACGCTCGGTGGAGGTAGTGCCGCATGATCACCCGACGCAAGCCTGACGTGACCACGGTGGTGGTCGCTCCCGCTGTCCAGCGCCGCGACCCTTCGAGGCGTGGACTGTCGGGCCGCACGGTGTCGGCCGGTGAGGAGTTGAAGCTGCCTCGCCAGGTGAAGCTTCGCCGGGCTATGCCGATCCGTGCGTACATCGGCCCGAACGGGCACGGTAAGTCCCTCGCCGCGGTGGTTGATCTGATGGCGTCGTTGGAGCGTGGCCGGCCGGTGCTGTCGACGGTGCCGCTGCTGGACTGGCGCGCCGAGCCCGACCCGGAGGTCTACGTCCTGGACGAGGAGCTCGGCTATTGGGTGTCTCGGGAGACCGGTGTCATGTGGCAGCGGCCGACGCACCCGAGCTACGTGCGGTTGACGAAGTGGTCGCAGATCGCGGCCGCGAGTCACTGTGACGTGTTTTTGGACGAGGTCGCGGGTGTCGCGTCGAGCCGCCAGGGCCAGAACATGCCGGCCGCTGTCGAGAAGCTGCTCCAGAAGCTCAGGCATGCGGACATCACGCTGTCGTGGACTGCTCCGAGCTGGGCCCGCGCGGACCTGATCATCCGGGAGACCACTCAAGCGGTGACGGTGTGCGAGGGCTACCGCCGTGAACGGCACGAGGTCGATGGGCGGGTGTGGCTTCGTAACCGTCAGTTCGACTGGGTGACGTACGACGCTGCGATGTACACCGATTGGACGGACGGCAAGCGCGACAAGGCCAAACGCCTTTGCAAGCAACGGTTCTGGCTTCCTGGGTCGGCCGCGTCGAGGGCGTATGACTCGCTGGGCGCGGTGGACACGATCGCCTCGGTGACCGATGCCGGCCGTTGTGTCGAGTGTGGTGGTCGGCGCGTCGCTCCCGACTGTGTGTGCGACGACTACGTGACCGACCGAGCGGAGCGGAAGGCGCTCCGCGCGCACGCCGCGTCAGCGGCGAGCACGGACGCCGCCCGCCCCGCCGGTCGCCACCTGGCCGTCTCACCCACATCGTGAACGCGTCCCGGCATCACGGCGGCGGTGGCCTGCTCGACACCCTCGCGCACGCCGCGCTGTGGTCTGGCATGTTCCGGCTGCTGCGGCACGCCCCGGTCCTGGTCGTCGTCGCCGTGATGGCCGCGGCCGGCGTCTACATGATCGTTCGCCGCCGGCGGCAGGGCCGCTGAGCCATGACCGAGCTCCTTCGTGCTGTCGAGACCGACACCGTCCCGGTGTCGGCTACTCGGCTGCGTTCGGAGGACGGCTTCGGTGTTGACCGGCTCTCGCTGTCGTTCCGGGTGAAGGAGTGGTTGGACCTGGATCGGTGGTCCCAGGTCACGACTCGTGCCGGTGGTGACGGGTGGTCGGCTCAGACGACGGTCGGCACGGCGGATTCGCCGCCGGTGATGGTGGGTGTGCGGGCGCTGCCGCATGGTGCGGTGTGGGGGAAGGTTGAGTGCAACCCGGCGCGGTTCGTGGACCCGGACGGCTGCGGCCTACTCCCTGCTCGCCTGTTGGGTCCGGCGATGGAGACGATGTGGGCGGCTGCGCTGCATATGGTCACTCCGTACGACGGTGACGTCGGTTCGGCGTCGGTGAAGCGTCTGGACGTGGCGCGCGACTTCCGCAACATCATGTCGCCGGGCCTCTACGTGGAGGGTCTGGCTCCGTTGCGTCGCTCGTGGGCTCGCCGCACGGGGGTCTGGTCGGACGCGTCGTTGGGGAACGCTCAGACGCTGCACGTGGGCTCGGGCGCTGGGATGGTCCGGTTGTATGACCAGTTCGCGGCGTACGGTGCGGAGAAGGGCGCTCCGGAGGGGTCGCTGCGGTGGGAGGTCGAGGCCCGCGCGGAGTGGCTGGAGAAGGTCGATGTGGTGCGTGCGGAGCAACTGGACGCGGTAGCGGTGCAGCGGGTGGCTGAGCAGCGGTGGGAGTGGTCGAGGATGGGCGAGCGAGTGTCGGGGCCGGTGCACGCGGTCGAGGTTCTGCAGTCCAAGGTTCGTTCCGGAGATCTCAAGCAGGGTGTTGCGGACCGGCTGCTCGGTGCGATGGTGCGTCAGTCGCTCGGCTACGGCCAGCAGTCCCGCGCGACGGAGTGGCGGCACCGTGAGACGCTGCGCGCGGTCGGTCTCACGTCGGAGACTCTGTGGTCAGATGATCTGTCCCGTCAGGCTGTCGGCCGGCTGGACTTCGAGACGGGCACGGAGTTCTTGGAGTTGTCGGCTTAGGTCGGCCAGGTCGTCATCGGCGCGCAGGACCGCGCGCCGTAGCGGCCGGGGATCGACTCGCGGGGCTGTGGGCGGTTCTGAGCCGTCGCGGAGCCGTTCCCACCAGTAGGCCAGCCTGAGCCCGGCTTCGCGCCTTGAGCGGGCGGCTCGGCCGGTCGGCGCGGTGTCCGCGCCTCGGTACACCCACCAGTCCCGCCGGATCGTCTTACCGCGCTGGACGTGTTGTAGGACGGTGAGCCCGAGCGGGCCGTGGATGGCGTGGTAGACGGCCCACACGTCCTGGTCGATGCGGTCGTAGGTCAGCACTGGTCACCAGAGCTTGCGCTGATCGACGTACAGCGGTGACTTCTCGGCCGCTGCCCGGGCGTGCTGCCGGTGCAGCTGGGCCGCGCGGCGGCGGGCGCTGCCGGTCTTGAAGCAGCGGCCGACCGACTGGTGACCGCAGTTGCACCGGATGATCACGCTGCCGTCGCTTTGTAGATCAGTACTGATCGGGCTGTGGGCGTACCGCGCGATCGAGTCGCGCAGGAAGTCGCGTCGGCGCCGGTCACTCACTGCTGTCACTCGTGGTTGACACGAGACCTGCCTGCCAGTCGAGGTAGCCGAAGCTCTTGTGTGCCGCTTGACGGCTGATTCCGAGGGCAGCACCTATTTCGGTCCAGCTGTTCTTCTGTGTGCGCGCGGCCACGATGGCGGCGAGCTTCACGCCGGCGAGCTGGATGTTGACGCTTTGCAGTCCGTCGAGCACGTCGAGCACCAGCTCCTCCGTTGCGCAGTCCCGCAGCTCCGCGATTTCGCTCGTCATCCGCTCGAACAGGTCAACTACGGTTGACAGGGGGTTGTAGTTGCTCATCGTCCGGTCCTGTGTGCAGCGTCAGCGAGGGTGACGTGTCGTTGACGCGCCAGTTCGGCCTCTGCGAGCCACGTTTGCGCGTTAGTGTCGAGCGGCCGACCGGCGAGTACCTGCCTGCCGGCGATCGCGGCGGCGGTGAGCGCGATCGAGTGCCACCGCTCGTACGCCTGCTCCTCGGAGAGCTCGGCCAGGTCGTGTTCCTGCGTCCAGTTCAGCGCTGTGTGGTTCATTCCGTTCTCCCCTTGATCGGCGGTGTCGTCGTGCGTCCTGAGCACGACGGCGTAGCCGTCAGGTGGCCGCGCGCGTAGGGGAGTGGGTCAAGGGCGGCCGCAGGCCGTCTGCGCAGCAGATGCGGAGCACCCTTGACGCGCGGACCGGAGGGTGTGGCACTGCGCGGGGGCGTGGGGGCCGGCGAGGCCCCCGCGTGCGTGTCCGCTCGCCGCCGTTGTTTGCGACCGCCCGGCGTCGCCTGTCTGTTGCGTCCGCTTTGTCGGCGGCGACCGCGCGGTCGCATGTTCGAATCGAATCGAACGGGCTAGGGGAGCGGCGGGGGAACTTTCCCCCTTCTAACAGAGGGGGAAAGTGTTTCAACTTGAAACACGGCGGGTGACCACCCCAGTAAATACGGGCCCTCCGTACGCGCCTCACGCAAACTTTACTTCCCGGGCGTGTCGCGCTAGGTTCTGCGGCGTGCCGGACCTGTACGAGCTGCTAGGGCTTGATCGAAATGTCTCGGTCTCGGCGCTGCGAACTGCGTATGAGGGCGCGGTCGCGGTGGCGACGCGGCGTCACGACTGGGCCCGCGCGGCCGAGCTGTCGTCGGCGTTCGATCGGCTCTCGTCAGACGTCCGGCGCAGTGTCTATGCGGGATCGGGTCGCCATGCTGTCCGCTGGTCGTCTTCGTCGTCACGTCGGCCTGCGGACACTTGGCCGGGTTGGCGTCGGCTGGGTCGTGTCGCGGCCGTTACCTCAGTGGTGGGTGTTTTGGTCCTTGCTGCGGCTATTGTCGCAGCAGTCGCGTTGACGAATCCGGCTTGATCGTTTCTCGGTGCTTGACTCGTGGAATTCGCGTGAGGTAGGAAGTCGGGTACCAGCCCGTGACGGTGTTCCCGCACCGGGGCTGCAACTTCTCACCCGACATAACGTCAGGTGATCAACGTGGAGGAGGCGGCTATGCCGCGTATGTTGTACTCAGGCACCGTTGTCGATGTGGACCGTAACGAGTGGTCTCTCAACGGTCGTACCGGCGTGACGTACACGATCTACGTCAAGGAAGATGGCGGCGCGCGTTATGCACCGCAGGGCGTGCGGGTCGAGCCGGAACAGTTCGGGCTGTTTTCCGTGGGTGATGTTGTCGAGCTTCCCGTGCTGGTGACCGTCAAGAATCCCTTCGACGGTCAGCCTGGCCGCGCCAAGCTCCAGGTGAAGCTCGTCCCGGAGTACGCGGGTGATGCGAAGAAGTCCAAGCTGTCGCCCGTCGCGTCGCACGCCGCGACCGGCTCCTGA